TATTTGTGTCGCCTGCGATTGTAATTACATCTCCTGCAACGATTGTACCTGAACCACCATCAGCAGGGATCGTAGTATCACCGATTGCTGCTGAAGCATTGTTGACAAGGTAAGATGTACCTGTGCCTTTTGTATGCGATTGAACCTGACCACTTTCTTTAAGTGAAACACCTTGCAAGTTTAGTAATTCACCTCTGCGAAGAGTGTCCTCACTGCCTGCTGTATTTACCTGTGAAAGAGTTGCTAAGTTACGAAGGTTAACGCCTGCACTCGTGTTTACAACCAAGCTGATTAACCCATCATTTGTTGGCATTCCATTATCTGCCAATATCTGACGAGCTTCTGCAACTTCATTGAAGTTTGAGCCGAATGGAGTTGTTCCTGCTGTGCCGACTGCACGAGAAGCGTTCTTGTATGCTTCTTCTGCAAGATCCTCTTCCATTTCGTTCACAAGTTTTCTCATCGCTTGCTGAATTTGTGCGCCATACACTGTTTCGTATCCTGCGCCACCATCTAGAAAGCGTACATCTTCGCCTGTGAATGGGATCTGAACGCCACGCTGATTTGTGATTGTGAGCGTTTTGTTTGTAATAGTTTGATCCGTTCCCTGTGGGATAGTCATGCTCGGAGTAATATCAACCGCTGTTGCAGCAGGAGTAGCGAATGAACGTACATTCTGACCGACAGCAGCCTCTTCTGATCCTGCGTTCACTGTTGAAGCAGGGATAAAGCCGACAAGTTCGCGGCCTACAATGTCAGCAGCTCGATAAATGTCAGCCGCGAGGTCTGTTAGGGTGTTTGCCATAACATTTTCCTTTCTGTTTGCGGTTAGCCATTAACGACCTTGCCGCCATCTTTGAAGAATAGTGACCGTTCACGTTGACTCATTGTATTGAATTGTGATCGCGTCACCTGTTTATCGCCAGACTTGCCGCCTGAACTCGCTGGAGGTTTACCGCCTCCTGAAACACCGCCATCCTTAATAAAAAGCTGACCTGTTCCTGACGCTGCAAGTTCTTCGGCTAGGTCTACAATAGTTGCATAACCATCGCCACCCGATCCTGCTAGGGGTTTAGACTTATCTGACGACATTATACGAATATTTCCATTCTCGTCAAACCCAATTCTTTCTTTTGCCAAGAGCGATAACGGTTCTAATCCAGCAGCCACTATATTTTTTGATGCTAACTCTGATTTTAACTCGTTCATTGCATTTCTTTTGACTAGATCCTGTCGAATAGATTGCTCTGCTTTGAGCTTCTCCTCGTACTGATTTTTAATCTGAGCGATTATTTCTTCGTTACTGTTGTCGGCCTGTTCAACTGGCTTCTTTTGCAATGCTTCTAACTCTGACTTCAGACGCTCGTTTGTTTTGCGTCTACGCATAGCTTCCTCGTTTGAATCGACTAGCTTCTGATTAGTCTCTTTTAGCTGTTTATTAAGATCAGCGATTAGCTCATCTCGATTGTCTACAGTTTCCGTTTCGACTTGTGTTTCTTCTACTGCTTGTGCTTCTTCTGACATAATATGGTTTCCTTTACGCTGTGCCTTCTATTTCGCGTTGACTAAATAAAGCCTCTGTCAAAGTTTCTATTAGGGGCTTTTCGTCATTGTTTGCGGTATCAATTAGGTTTTCCAGTTGATCTTCCGCATCATCAGGTAGTGGCACTGTACCCAATAATTGAAATGCTTTGTCTAAGTTTGTTAATTCTTCAGCCATCAAATTGATCCTGTTGTCTGTAAAATTCTAATATTTTGGGGTGAATACGATAAAATTGATCTTCATCGCCTTGCATATAAATAGTAAAAGTCTCTGCTATGTATTCACGATGATTTGTTTGTCCATATTTACTTACAAGAAAAGACCATCCATCTTTAACAACATTTTCCTTTGCCATAATATCATCTAATCGTTGCAAGTGAAATCCATGAAATCGATGCCCATTTTCGTGATAAGCTAGATCCTTAACCGATTTAACTGGCGACCATTCGACAATTTTGCGTTTATTCATCCTTTTTTGCACTTCGTCAGAAGGGTTAACCCTAACCTTACCAACAACATCTCTTAATAAAACGCTTTGATTATTTACTGCCCTTTCATATTCTTCTTTAAATGGCCTCTCCAAATTTCTCTTTCTGTTGAAATCTCTAGGATCAGATAGATATAAAGTTTGTATTCTTTCACGATCTGTTGACTTATTTTTTATAAGAAAGTGATCGTTTTCCATTGAAAAAGCTGCCGACGATTTTCGTCTTTCCCTATATCTTACTGGAGCATTTCGCCAACTACCAAAGTATTTCATTTTAGGGAGATTAAATCTGTCAATTACTTCTTTTGATGCTAAAGCAACATCGTGGAGGCCATCAGGACTGGAACCATTTTGAACACCCTGATCGAAAGCAACAAAATCTAATATCATTTGTTTGGCTTGCGGCAAATTCTTGGGTCTTGGTATTATTGATTCATCAAATACCTGTTTGCGTTTTCTTCTTGGTTTAGGTTGTGGAGATGGTTTCGGTTGAGGTTTAGGATCTTTTTCTGTGCCGTATACTTTGCCCCATATCTCTGCTTCACGTTTCTCAAGCTCTTTGAGCGTAAACTCTCGGCCTTCCTTATCGACAAATCGCTCCATCGTTAGACCTTTACGGAATAATCGAGCCTTTTGTTTGCCTAAAACATCATCTTGAAACTCTTTCGGTTGCTTTCGAAGCCATTTATCATAATTAAGTTCATTCGATACCTGACCATTCATTGATGCCCTAGTTGATTTAACTGGCACTTCATCAGCCTTTATTCCTAATTGCCTGAGTGATTTAAGAACTGGAATAGTTGTCGATCTGCACCCTGCATGAGCAGGAGGCCGAGGCCCTTTATTATATGGATAAACCTTTCCATCTCTTGCTCGACAAACGGCTGTCGTTCTATTGTCTAGGGTTGCCACCCACTCAATAGCTTTGATAACAGATTTATTTCTTCGATAGCTTTCGTTTCGAGCAATGTTTGATGTATGGGCTAAAGCCGTTCTGACAGCCGTTTCTGCTGCCCTTCGCGTTTGACCTTCCGATATATCTCTAATGTTTCTGACTATTTGATCTGTCGTTTGCCCTTCGACATATCCTTGCATAATGTTTTGCTTGATACGTCTGAACGCTCCATCCTCAAGACCTCTGTACCAATCTTTTAATAAAAGCCCTTGAAATGGCCTAGAGTTTACGGACGCATAAATCTGCTCTTCGCTTGGCGCTTCCCAATCTAGCTCAATCGGCACTAATCCATCGATAATCTTCTTTTGCCATATGCTTTCGGCCTGACCTAAATCTCTAATCTCGCCATCGAGCAACTCAATAACTGGCTCGTATCCTTGTTTAATAGACTTCTTTAGCCTAACAAGTAGCTTATCCACATCTCTGCGATTCAGGTTTTCTAGTTTAGATCGATAGATTTGAGCGTAATATTTATCGTTGCCATTGTTGAGCAAACCGATAATTTTGTTAACTACGCCTGATTTATATCTTTCTAAGTAATGTGCGTGACGTAAAGTATCGTCAAGAATATCATCGGTTATCGCCATCTTGCGTTTCTACATTATCAGGTTCATCCATCGGCTCTTGCATCATAAAATCTTGCTCATCGTCAAAGGTAACTTCCTCTGATAAAATGTTTCTGCGCTTCGCTTCGTTAATGTATGTCTGTTTTGATATAACCTCTGTTAGATACATCTTATTTAAAGCGTCCATTTCCAAGTGCGATAATGCGTTAGCAGCAAAGTCCTTGTTTATGACTATATCTATCTTTTCTGCGTTTATATCAGCCATTTCAGCCATCCAAGTGAAACAAAGCTCTAACGTATCCTTGAGATTATCAGCCCACATTCCCAATCGGCTGTTTATCTTTTGCTCATCTATTAAATCACCTGTTGCTGTCGATGCTCCTGTTCTCGATACAATCAACTGCAAACCCATCGCTTGCATTTGAAACTCCATATCCTTGAGTTCTGTTCGTCCTGCATCGATAGCTGCTCCGCTATGCTCAACAACCCCGATCTTAGCGTTCTCGTTAGATGAATAAAAAGCGTATCCTGCACCTTCGGTAAACTCTTCTAAATCCTCTTTACTGTAGCCATGAAAGAACTTCATTGGCGCTCTGGCATGGTGCATAATGTTGGCCTGATCTGATTGTGATCGCCAGTGAGCTAGATTTATCTCTGCCAACCTTGCATGAGGTGGCTTTGCTTTCATGTATCCGTCACGACCTAAATCACAAGCCGCAACGTATATTTTCGGCATCCCTGTTTCGTATTCCTCAAAAACTCGCCACTGATTATCTGAGTTTTGACGAAACAAACGCAAGTTAACAGTTCCCGATATTCGACCATCTTCTGTTGGTAGCGTGCAAACCCTGATCTGTTCTATCTCGTTTGGTTTAAATTCATCGTCAGAATCCTCAAATACAGTTTCCATAATTCTAATTTGTGTCAATGTTGGCACATTGTCGATTACTTCTGTTTTAATACCGAGAACATCCTCTAACGATAAACTAACAAAATATGGTCTAAAGTTTCCTGCTTGAGCTTGTATTCTGGTCAACTCACCTCTTGCAGGAGCATCGACCATAATAAAAGATATGCCTGCTGCCTGTGCTTCATCAAATACATCTCTCGAAAATTGTGCAATATCTCGACCCTGCAAGTCTACGTTAAAAGCCCACATATCAAGATCAGTATTAGTTTCTGCTAATATGACAGGCATTTCAAACACTTTGCCCGATAAATCATCGATAGTCTTGCCTACGCCATCAAAGAGCCATGTAGATTCTAGTCTTGCCTCGTAATCTTCTTCTGTTTCTTGGGGAAATCTAGGCAGATAAGTCGTGCCTTTCTCTCTCATATGCTGCCCACCTTTCATAAGATCGCGACAAGGCGCTGACATATGTAACATCATTTCTATATCTGGAGAGCGTTCTGCAACTGAATTACTCATATTCTAATCACCATTTTACCTGAAGCCTGTGCTTTAATTAAAGGCGCGATTGCGTATCTAACTGCATCTGGTGCGTGATTGTTAGCATCGATTATATCTGGCATTATATCACCCGACAATTTATCCACCTTATGACTGTATAACCTAAAGTCGTCAATAGCGCCCTTGCAGCTTGGTGCTATTATGACAGATTTAAAGCCACGAATAAACCTTATTCCTTCTTGTATACTATTTGACCACTTTTTAACGCCTTCCATTCTAGGAAAACCATGCCTTTGTAGATAGCTGATTGTCTTGGGTTCTGCGCTATCGGCTCGGCAAGTATATCTATCAAACTCAGGTATTATCTTCGTTATGAAGTTGTGGGTATTATCAATCTCTATGCCTACTCCGTAAGCCTCTTTTTCGATATATAGGTTTTCATCGTGAACCCAACATTTAACGGCAACTAAAGGATCTGGTCTAAAGCCAAAGTCCACGCCTAAAT